CTGCAATGCATTCAAATATCTATATCGTCACGCTAACAAGAATGGATTAGAAGATCTCAAAAAGGCCAGATGGTACTTAGACAAATACATAGAATTAAGCGAAAGAGGTGAGATCGATGTCGTACATAACAACGCCTGTAGATAACCTTCAAAGACAGGCTGAAAGCATCGAAAGCAAAGTTACAAAATTGAACGCAATCTACGAAGATTATGAAGGCTTGATGAAGGATTACCGCGAATTGGAATGCCGTTTCTATAAACGACGTAAAAGAGATTGCGATGAAATCAATGAATTAAGATACAAACTCAAATGCAAAGAAGAGATGTTATCTAACAAGGATGAACAGTTAAAAAACTATCGTATTGTAATTGGAATCCTTGCGGCAGTTATTGCATTTTATGTTGCATTGACAGTAGCAATTTAAGAGGGGGGGAAGTTAAATGATTACTTTAAAATATGCAGATATTTGGGGATTCGAGCATGCCGTTAGAGGTATGCGAAACCCTATGAACAGTTGGGATAAGAGCGATACTTTTGTTGATTATGACCTGGTTTTACTAGGAAAAAAAGATAAGGAACTAATGAAAAGATTAGTTCATGCAGGTCCTAGTCATAGAAAATTCTTAAGACAGATTTTTGTGAGTGTTGATATTACTGCACCACTCTATTGGTGGAAAGAGTTCGACACGTACAAGGTCGGCACTGTAGCAAATAGTTGCAGTACTATGCACAAGATTCATGACAAGAAGTTCACGCTTGATGATTTCAGCGTTGAACATTTGAATGATGATGTGCTCAATAAGCCATTCAAAGATATCATAAGTTGTTTGAATTTTTTTAGACAGCTTTATATCCAAGACCATAGTAAGGATAACTGGTGGCAGATGATTCAGTTACTGCCTTCTTCTTATAACCAAAAGAGAACAGTAACTATGAATTACGAAAATCTGTTGAATATCTATGAAACTCGTAGAAATCACAAGTTGGATGAATGGAAAGATTTCTGTAAATGGATTGAAAGACTACCTAATGCAGAACTCATTACAGGAGAAGAAAAGAATGTATAAAGAAATAAGTAGATTGGTGGAATTATTAAAGCTCCCACAAAGCAGAATACTTGAATTGGACAAAGTGGCGCATCTTAACGGCGATGATTTAACTCTCACTATTGCAACAGATGAATGTGCTGAGTTAATCCAGGCAATCACTAAAGTCAAAAGATATGGCTTTAATGGTTTATATCAAAGTAACCTACACGAAGAAGTTGCTGATGTGCTTATCTGTATAGCAGAGTTGGTTTCTCTAGGGTACTTGGATATTGATGAAGTCATAGATTGGCAAAGATTCAAGATTGACAGAGAAGTGAGTAGGCACTTAGAAAGGTGGGATGATCAATATGAGTTATAGCATTGGCATTTATGTAAAAATTGAAGGAAGCGGTAAATATGTAGAAATCGCAGAACCATTTCATTCTTCTCCTAGTTACAACTTAGGAAAATTATTTAGAAGCTGCATGAATTGGAATTTTAACTCTAATGAATATTACAGATGCGATCATGTAATAGAACACTTAGATAGAGGAATCAAGGAATTACGTTATAAGCCTTACGACTATGCCGGATTAATTCCTGGAAACAATTGGCAGGGAATGCCTAACGCACTTTATGTGTTGGATTCTATAAAAGACTGCATTTTAGAACAAGCAGAAGAAATACCGCTAGATTGCATGTATATGAGTTGGGAGTGATTAGATGGCAATTATTAATCCTTGGATTTTTTATTTAATTGATGTATTAAGCACTTTAAAACAAAACAGTCAGTTTATTGCTGGTGTCTCAATCTTGGTATTTTGCGGTACGGGGATAGTTGGTGCAATTGCTAAAAGTGAGAGTCGTTACGACAATAGTTCTGCTCGTCTTGCAACGCTGTCAGTCAAAGCACTCAAAAAAATACTGATTGTTATATGCATCAGTGCTGGTGTATATACAGTTACTCCTTCTGAAGAAACGATGTATAAGATGCTGGTTGCTCAATACGTAACATATGAAAACGTAGATAAGGCTACAGAAAGCATTAAAGAAGGTGTTGACTATATTTTCAAAAAGTTAAACAAGGAGGACAAGAAAGATGAATAGCGTATTTATCAATACAAACAATGGCAAGTATTACAGAATCACAGTCAGAACAGAGAAACCTGGAACGAATATCGAAATAGCGTGGGATAACATCCAAAATGCTGTAGCACGTGGAGCAACATGGGTTGGTTTTTCTGAAGCAGATAATTTTGAAATTAAAGAAATGATGAGTGGAGTAAACGTATCAGCAGTCACACTCAATATAACTAATATCTGTTCTATCGAACTTCTTAAGGAGGGCAAGAAACATGTATAAGAAAGGTGAATATTTTGGTTTTAGCGCCGCTTTTGTAGAAGTTGTAATTTTGAATTATCTTGAAAACTGCACTCATTTTAAGTGGATTGCAAGAGACCAGGATGGTTGCTTGTGTATTTATGAAGATAAACCTCATAGAGAAAAAACTGATGATAACATTGGCTACGTTTATTGGAATAGAAGCGGCATTAAGTCAGATATAGATTTCTTAGGTCCGTTCGAAAATCTTTTCAAATTTATCAAATGGGAAGATTCAGAACCTACATTGATTAAAGATGCTTTAGATAAGGTGGAGTATTAGGAAATGATTAACGCAGAAAAGTATAGAGATAAATTGCTAAAATTTATCAAAGAGAAAGATGCTGGGAGTTTTACATTTAGCAAAGGTAAAGAAGGCAGTTTTTGGCAATGTGGTGGAAGACGTTGCTCGGAATGTGGAATGAGCAAAGAAAGAAGTAATTGCACAGTGGCGAGATTAAAATGGCTTTTATCAGAGTATAAGAAGCCTGTTAAGTTAACAGAATTAGAGCATGGAATTTTAGAGTATCTTCTTGAAAATAGACAATATGGATTCGTTGTACGTGAAAGAAGCGGCTTTATTTATATTTACAAAAGCAATCCGAAGAAAGAAGCAGATGGTTGGAAAAGTCTTTCGTTGGGCCGTGAATTGGGTCCATTTAACAATTTGTTCCAATTCGTGCAGTGGGAAGACTCAGAACCTACATCAATCGAAGATGTACTCGGTAATTGTGAGGTGATTGAAGATGACTTATAAAGAAATTTTTGACATGGTTGCAGTGACTGCATATAACAGATTTCCAAAAGGTTTTAATTATGAAGGCTTGCAAAATTGTATCGTTGAAAACGCAACTAAAATCTATATTGAGCAAATGCGATTAGAAAAAGAGAAGCTGCAAGAAGAATATGATGATCTTTATGAAGGGCATGACAAACTTTCTTATGATTGGGCACAATTAAAGAAAGAAAATAGAGAACTTAACAAAAAATACAATGAACTTCTTGAAGATTTTAACAGAATTAACAGCGAACTTTATGAGGAGGGGTACATAGAAGATGATTAAACTTTGGAATAAAAGTGAAACTCTCCAGCAGAAGTGCAAGAGACTTGAAAATGATTGTGAAGTTTACAAAAGACTTTATCAAAATCTGTCAAAAGTGAATGAACAGTTAAGAGAGATATATTATGAACAGGTCGATAAAAACGAGAAGCAGAGATTAAGACATGCCAAAGACTACAACAGACTGCTAAAGGATTACAAAACTTTGAAAGCACATTATGAGGAATTAAGTAAGGAGTGTAAGGAAATTCAAGAGGAAAACATCTCCTTGCTTATCAACCAAAAATCGTCAGAAAGAACGAATAACAAGATACTTGATGAAGTTCAACGATTACATGACCGAGTAATGGAACTGATTGCAGAGGAGATGAATGAAGATGATTAAAAGACCTAAAGAAATAGATTTTGCCATACTTATAGATGCTGAAGGCAGACCGTTAGTAAACTTCAAAGGATATGCAGAGGCATTAGAAAAGTACTGCGATGAATTGGAAGCAGAGCATAAGATTTTAGAAAACTGGGATATCGCCTCATTTAGGTACTACCAAGGCATGAGAGAGGCTTTATGGATGGCTATTAATGATGCTATGAACGATGTCAGTGAATGGGGAAGATATGCTGATGCACGTAGCAAACGTGCTGAATACAATAGATGTATTAAGCAAAACCAATCATATGCTTCTGGTGTTATGGAATTCTATGAAAACATGGGAGTGAAGAAAGCCTGGGTAAGTGAAAAGAATATCACGAAAATACTTGAAGAACTCAAGAAGATTATAAAGGTAGGCAAGTAAGATGAATGATGCAGTTATGGATATCATAGGCATTCTGCTTATGACATGCACAATCATACTTATTGCTATTGGATTTTTTTGGAAAGAATAAATAAAGGAGAATTATTATGAACTATAGTTTAAACACAAGAGAAGTTAAGAGAGGAGATATCTTCTATATTACATATTCAAAGAATTTTAATGATTCTTATTCTTACGACACAACAGGTAGACCTGGTGTAATCGTATCAGACAATCATTTGAACAGAGGCAGTGAATATGTTGAGGTTGTCTATCTTACAACAAAAATCAAGAGAGACATGCCTACTCATGTAGATGTGTTCTGCAAAACACCTTCTACTGCTCTCTGCGAAACTATCCACACTGTTGAAAAAGATCGAATCGGTACTTATGTGAGAACTGTAAGTGATGAAGAAATGGAAGGAATTGAACGTGGATTAAGACGTTCTCTAGGTATGGGCACTCTAGATAGCGATATGAAAAAGGTGGTATCTGTTAATGATGCAGAACCTAATAATGATATGGGATTAGCCTCAATGCAGAAGGAAATCCAACTTACTGCAGAAAGAGACATGTTCAAGAAATTGTATGAAGACTTATTATCAAAAGTCGTTGGAAGATAAGGAGGGATTTAAATGATAGTTTCAGAAATTGCAAAGAGTAAAAATGACGAGTTTTACACTCCGTCATATGCAGTTGAACCTATTATGAAATACGTTAAACCAGGTTCGACTATATGGTGTCCTTTTGACACAGAAGATAGTCTATTTGTCAAAGAATTCGAAAATGCCGGGTATAACGTCATCCACTCTCACATAAGCGACGGTGGTGATTTCTTTGAAATGACACTACCCAAATGTGATTACATTATTTCCAACCCTCCATACAGTTTGAAAACTGAGGTGTTACAACGATTATTTGAACTAGACACACCTTTTGCAATGCTTGTTGGAGTGGTTGGGTTATTCGAAAGTCAGAAACGATTCGAGATGTTCAGAGACAACACGTTCGAATGTATGTATCTGAATAGACGAGTTTCTTATTTTAAAAATTACAACGATCAGAAGCCAAGCCTAAATCCACCGTTCAGTAGTGTATATATATGTCATAGAATGCTCCCTCGTCAGATCGTATTTGAAGAAATTCATAAATGAAGCAAGGAGTAGCAAAGAATGAAACGATGTAATCTGATATTTGAAGACCGTTGCTAAAAAGGAGGAATCACGTGGAAAAACTAAAACGACCTCAGCAAGAGAGTAACATGTCTGTACATTATTCATCTAAGACAGATGACTGGGCTACGCCGCAGGATTTTTTTGACCAGCTCGACAAGGAATTTCATTTTACGCTAGATCCATGTGCTAATGAGCAAAATCATAAATGCAAGAAATTCTACACAAAAGAGCAAGACGGTCTCTCACACGATTGGGGGGGTCACACAGTTTTCTGCAATCCTCCCTACGGCAGAGAGATTGGAAAGTGGGTCAAATACTCATATGAGCAGTCAAGGAAAGAGAACACTACCGTGGTTATGCTTGTTCCATCAAGGACAGACACAAGATGGTTTCACAACTATATCTACGGAAAGGCAGAAATAAGGTTCGTAAAAGGCAGACTGAAATTCGGAGGTGCAACTACAGGAGCACCGTTTCCGAGTATGGTGGTGATATACAGGTGAATGAGTATATTTACAAGAAAGTTGATTACTATTCAATGAGGCATCTAAGTGATGTAATCGATGAACTAAGAAGCAAATACAGAATAATAGGATATAGAGCGTATGCACAGGAACAGTATGCAGTACTTACTCTATATCCTATAGAACAGGAGAAAATAGAATGATGCAGAAGAAAAGCGAACTAACACCAGCAGATATCAAACTGGTATGGTACAAGGACCTCTGGCTTAAGTACTTATCTATGTGTGAAGTGGATTACTACAACGATGAGAGAATGAGACTAGAGTATCTATGCAATCTTATTCTTGATGATCTGATGAGACCGGAATATAGGCAGGTTAACCTTAATGTCTTTCCTCATGCTAAGAAAAGAGGTGTTGCATCAAGCACACCGACTTTCGAAGAAATTATGGAAGCACTCGATAAAGGAATCGATAAAGGAGAAACCAAATGATATTCAGAATACTATCAAAAGAAGAAAAGAGCAGTACAGCACTCCTTCTGTACAGATATCTAATAGAAAAAGCGTACAAAGAAAGTGACATCGATTTATCATCAAACGCTGATAAGTATTATATAACAGTAAATTATCTTATGCCTAAGCATCCTATGTATGAAGAAGCAACAAGAATCATTGATAATCTAGTAAGTGATGGAGCAGAAATGTCTTCAATCTACAAGGTGAATCAAATAACTCCATTATCAGTGAAAGAAAAGAAGGCATTATTGGAACTGCTATATGGATATATGGCAGAAGAAACAGAAGAGATGCGCATAACAGAAGTTGAAGTGCCGGATTTATATAAATCGTTAATAAACGATATGATAAATTTTGAAATAATAAAGCGCAGTTATCGCTATATATGTACTGCACTGGATAAAGATATAGTCAAAGGAGATGTAAATGATGGACAATGAAGAACTAATAAAAGTTATTAATACTATGCAGAAAATTACCGATGGTCTGCTGACACAGAACGCCAAGCTGCAAGAAGAACTGGAACGTTTGAACAGAGATTACTTTCTTCTTGCAGGGGTGATAACTATCACACTGCTGCTTGTACTGTATGCTATGTGGTAATGTGGAAAGGGGGAATTTTAAATGGCAAGATTAGCAGAAGTGTGGTGCACATTCAGAAATCCAATTAATTCTTCGCAGTTCTATGCGCTGAAGAATCGCTTTTATCTTATAAACCTGGACAATGTAACGTGGCATCTAGAATCGGCAGACTATAATATGAGAGGTGATGCGTGGCTGATAAAGTTCTATCATAACGGAAAGCAGATTCATTCGATGAAGTTCTATGATGAACGCTTAGCCAAAGACATGCTTAGATACCTTAAAGAGTTCAGACCGAAAAAGGAACACGGCACATTTAGTTTTGAAGGAATAACAGTTGACATAGACGATGTAGTGATGATTTCCAACAAGTACTATAATGATGCCGATTCACTAGGTGATACGAAAAGGTACACTTTTCTGATACATACAGTCAACTCCAAATGCAAGAGAGTTACCAAAAGCAGCATACCAGGTCGAGAGACAATAAGAGAATTTCAGAAAAGATTCATTAGATAATATGAAAGGTGGTGATCAGTCATGAGTGATTACAGAGGTGATCTATACAGAAAGATTATACTTGATTTCTATAAGCAGAAGCATAGACCACCATATGTCGAGGAACTCAAGGGCTTAGGCGTCAAGGAACTGTACTTCAAGAAGAAGTACGGCTCATATCCTAACTACATCAGAAACGAACTGCGACTGCCTATTACACAGACATTCGCTAGAGACAGGATAGTAGTAGACAAGACAACAAACGAAGTTGTCTTTGAAGGCACGATTTATGAGATAAATGAATTCTTCTTCACTAATGAGCCGAACGTAACAAGACATACGCTTGATTTCTATCTTAACAAGAAGGCATTCAGAAGGTACTGGTATATCTTCGCAAAGATGAATTATCACGTATGGGTTGCAAGCGACTGCGACTTCAAGCAGTACAGACGGGCCATGTATTTCCTGTTCAGAAAGAAATGCTATCCAAACAATATGCTCTATGCGAAGAACGGAGAGGTGGCACAGCTCAAAAGGCTTGGAGAGCAGCTCGACAGGGGTGAGATACAGCTGAGTGATGTGCTGGATGTGGAGAAATACAAGGAATTTATAGGAAAGGACATTGATTACTATGAGGTTGTATGACGAAATAAAACAGAATATAAACTGCATTGAACTCGCTGCAGAACTGGGCATCGAACTGCACAAGAACGGGGGCACATATCGTTGCCCCTCTTTTATTCATGAAGGACATAATCCCAACAGTGTCATGGTGAGCGAGGACTCCTGGTTCTCGTTCAGTGACGGTGTCGGAGGAGATGTTACAGACATGCTTGCATATGCAAAGTATGATGGTGATAAGTCCATGGCGTTCAAGGATATGTGCCATCGTTTCAATCTTGCATTCAATGATACAGAATACAAGCAGAACTACAGGGAATGGAATAACGCTATACTACAGTGGCATAACGAATTGACGGAAGAGGATATAGAGTATCTGCATCAAAGAAAGATCAAGGACAGCACCATTAATAACCTTTATATAGGAAGTCATGTGTTCAAGGAGAAATCGCCTAACGGTGAGATGGTTGATGTACCACGTATCATCATCCCTATTTTCAAGAACAACAGCTGCGTCTACTACTGCGCTAGAAACAGAAGTCAGTATAATGTCGTTAAATATAAGAAGCCATACCTGGAGGAAGCATTCAAGGAGAATACGCTGTACGGCCTTGATACACTTAACAGAAGTGAGACTTATACCAACAATGATACAATCGTCATTGCAGAAGGAGTATTCGACTTCTTGACATTCTACCAGGAAGGCTACAGAGTTCTATCAAGTGCTACAAGGCTGTCTAACAAGCAGACGGAGTATCTATGCAAGATTGCCAAGAAATTCAAGCGTGTTGCCATCTGCTACGATAACGATGGGAGAGGCATGCAGTTCACAACAGCAACTGCAAAGCAGCTGTTCGAACACAATATTCCGTTCGATATAGTCAATATCCCTAGAGAGTACGGCAAGGATGTGAGCGACTGTTACTGCGCTGGCATCTCACCTGTTACACTGCTGAATGATCATGTGGTGGACGGTACGCTATGGTATCTGAAGACAACCATGTCTGATATGGATGAACTTATGGAATATGTCTACAAGGCACACAGTCCTTATATGAGCAGAGTTAAGAAGAAAGCCATATTGCAGTATGCCAAGGAAGTTTTAGGTGCTGACGGCGAGGAAATGAAGGAAATACGAAGGGAACTGACAAGAGGCAAGACAAACGATGAATACGCCCATGAATTTATTGCCAACTATGATTATAAATTAAGATGCAATCCATCGCTTGGCTTCTACCGATTCAACGGCACGTACTGGAGCAGATGCGACGATGCACTCATCAGACAGGGAATCATGGAGATGTTCGATGTATCATTCAATCTTGAAACAGCGATACTGAACAAGGTTAGAACAATCGTATATGATGATACGCTACCTAACCAGATGAACTGTCTTAATCTCAAGAACGGCACGCTATATTTCACCGAGAATCCTTTTGACGGCTATTACAGATTCACCAGCAAGCGCAATCCCGATGACTTCAATGACTATGTGCTCAACTACGAGTACAGAGAGAATGCATACAGCCAGGACTGGGAGGATTTCCTAAGCAGCACCACAAGCAGTGACGAGAAACTTATCAAGCGATTTGCAGAGTACTTCGGATCGGTGTTCATGGAGCACAGCATACAGGACAAGGCGTATCTCTTCTACGGAAACGGAAGCAACGGAAAGAGCGTACTGACAAAGGTATTGAGCGCTCTTTTAGGTGATGGGAAATTATGCAGCACATTGGAACTGAGCCGTCTTGGCGGGCGCTTTGACACACTGCAGCTATTAGGCAAGTATGTCAACTTCTGTCATGAAGCAACAAGCGATATCAAGGAGGCAGAGCCTATCTTCAAGGCGATCACATCAAACGATGTCATATCCACAGATGTGAAGGGCAAGCCACGCATTGAATTCAAGCCTAGATGCAAGATATTCATCGACTGCAACGAACTGCCAAGAGCGAACAAGTCAAACGGCGGATGGCTAAGAAGATTTGAGGGCACTAAGCATAAGTTCAACAACACATTCACTACAGATGAATCACGAGTGGATGACATCCACGTATTCAGAGCGATACCAGGAATCGACACACTTCTCACAAGCGATGAAGTGCTGCCTGCAGTATTGTGGTGGAGCATTGGCGGTTATGTCAGACTGATTGAGAATGGCTATAAGTTCAGCGAGATAGATGAGGACAAGGATTTGGAATACGAGTTCGCTATCGAGAGCAACCATGTTATCGAGTTCCTCAACGAGTTCGACTGGGTTGATAACGGCATGACTCTTACATCAATGAGAGCAAACAGAGTATATGAGATATATACGGATTGGTGTGAAGAATGCAGATATAGAGTGTCGGGGAGAAACACCTTCTACAAGAATCTGAAGGGAGCAATTACCTATTTCGATGGAACAGAAACACCACACTGCGAATTAAAGTCCATACGAAAACAGTGGTTTTTGGTAAAAAAGTAGAGGGGTACATAACTTATGGTGTTTTGAAACACCACAAACACCACATTGTATATTTTTACATGTCTCTTACTATTTAATAAAAAGTCCATAAAACGACACCGTAATACCATAAACACCATATACAAGTCAGAAAACACCACTTGAAAAAACATTGATATTTACTTACTTTTTTATATATATGTGGTGTTTTGGTATTTTATATATAAGTAAATAGTATAGAGAGTAAAAATATGTATATATGTATTTCTATATAGGTGGTATAGGAAAGGGTGTCAAAATCCACATATTTCCCCCACTAGGCATATACAGACCACCCATCCCCCTTGTGTGTGTGCGATTTTTTTGCCGGGGGGGGATGTGTGAATGTGACACATGAGGGTAGGGGGTTGAATCTGACCATCGGTCAATTATTTTGTCAATATTTTTTTTGGAATTTCGATTTTTTGGAGGTAAAAAAATGGCGAAGAAGAAGTTCGACTACAACGAGATGGGTGAAAGCAAGCTGCCTGTCGCACGTGCAAGAGAAATGCTCAAGTTAAAAAGAGCGACAATCAACGATTTTGATGTAATCAAGAACAGAAGTTATGAATATCTTACTTACTGCGATGAAAACAACAGAGTTCCGACTTTGAGAGGCTTATGTGTCTGCCTTGGAGTTTCACCAGACACAGTGAACAGATGGATTGCTGAGAGACCTAATCATGAAACAACGATTTTTCTCTCACAGATGCTTAATCTGATGGCTGATAATCTCGAACAGGGAGCACTTCAAGGAACTATGGATAGAAATGCTTCTGTATTCCTGCTGAAATCAAATTTCGGCTATAGAGACAACCAGGATGTGAAGGTTCATCACATGGTTTCTGAAAGCAAGTCAATTGAACAGATTGAAAAGGAAATTTCTGCCGTTGTTATAGATGCAGATTTTGAAGAGAAATAAAAAAGGTGAGCGTTTTTTGCTCACCTTTTTACATATGCACGTGAAAATTCTGCCACCACACGTGTGAAATTTCTGACGGCGCCTTACGCCATCTGAAATTTTGCCGTATTTTTCCTGTTTTCTTGAGTATAGATTTTTTGTAGTTCTATGCTTATATTGGTATAGATTACATGCACTCATGGTATAGATTACATGCGCCTATAGCCTTAAATGGGCTATATTTCAATCCTGAGACACGTTTATATGAAAGATGATAATTATATCACGATAGTATAAAACACGCTTAAAAGGGCTATTTAAAGTCCTATAGTAATGTATACGAATTGCCGTGTATGAGCTGCATTATATAAACACCTATATTTCAATTTTAAGCGTTGTTTGTATGGTTATGGTATATTTATATCACCATTATATAAAAGTCTTCTAGAACGCTTAAAATGCTTATTTACCTATGATCATAAAAAATGTTTATGAACGCTTATTAAATGTTTATGAATGTTAAAATGTTTATGAACGTTAAAATGTTTATGAACGACAAAAAAGAAGATGTTACCATCTTCTTTTTATAATTCTCTTACCATTGAAACTAAGTAAGCAGATTTCCAACCATGACATAAAGAAGAAAACTGCTTTAATAAACCACCATATCAACCACAACGGAAAGAAACACAAATAAATCAATAATCTAAACATTAATCAACCCCCTCGATACGAATAGCACGGCTTGCGACTGGGTCCACCTTGACAAACATACCCATCACGTCATAAATTTCAGTGCTGCCACTTTCTTCTACTATATCATACATCGTACGAATATAACAGATATCTTCATGATTGTTTATTTCTTCATAGGCTTCTAACTTTTCTAAAATTCTTAGTTCCTGGTCCTCATCACCATAGTAATAATAATCATCACCATAATAATACTTACTATAATAAGCATCGTTATAATGATAATATCGTGATTGCCATGGGATATAGCCCTCATTGCTATAATAGATACCATCACTTTCGCACCAATCACCATAGCGGTATATATTGCCGTGACTGTCTAAGAACGCCAGGCGTGAACCATTTATAATAGGTTCTAGCAGCTTTTCCGTTCTATCATCATGTAAGAATTTAGGGTTCATATCATAGAGATATGATACACATTTATTCACAAATAATTGTGTATCGCTATAGATGCTTTTCTTTTCCTCAAAGTCACTAATAATCCCATTGTGTGCCATTCCTAAGTTGGTTATAACGTGTGTTTTTCGTAAAGCGTTTAGGTCACTAGTGACAGGAAAAGGATGACAAGTGGCGCCATCTGTTTTCCCACTAGTGGAAATACGAAAATGTAAAATTAATGGAATTTCTTCTATATTGATTTTCTTTTTTAGATTATCAAGACTATTTAACAATTCTTTTAAGGTCATAAAACCCTTTTTGATATGTACTCTATTGTTGTAAGCGTACATATAACCCGCGCCGTCGGGGTTGGTATCAAACATTGTTTCTATGATACTTTCATCTATCATTTTATGATGGGCTGGTTTGATTGCAATAATGCACATTAGAATTCACCCCCTAACAAGTTAGAAAGTTCTTTTCTATTGCATAAATAGTAATAGCCGTGTGTTTCAAAGGTTTCAAACTCCGATAAATCAATATAGTTTTGACGGCGTTTGTGTAGTTCTCCGTTATTGTTATAGAGACAATAGAAAACGATTGTATCTCCTACAATTTCACCAACACAAACATGATTTAAATTGATAAAAACGTTTTCATCTAAACCTTTTTTAATTGCTTGCATTAGTTCATTTTCTTTCTTTTCTAACTCGCCTAAATTTAATTCACTATCGCAATAGATATCACGTGATTCGTTGTATTCTCTACAATAATCACCATCTAATAATGAATCCCATGTGATAACATCTGTATTACTCATTGCGACCATACAGATATTATGAACTAGTTCAAGGCTGGCCATAAATGTTTCATATCTTAAAGTACCACGGAAAAATCTAAACTCATAAGTAGAACTATTGTTTTCATTGAACCATGTAGAATGTCCATAGTGTTTAGTGTTTTTCGCTTTATGCATTGTTACACTGTTTTTACGGACTTTTTCCCCAAAGTCGCTATAACCATAATCCCAACGCTGGCGGCGTGAAAACTGAAATAATTCATCTTTAAAGAAGAAAAGAATTGTTTTCAATCTGTTATAACCGCGATCATCAAAAAACGACTTGTTAACGTGCACATGTAAACCGCAAGTTCCGGCGTCATGTGATTGACACTCACCATCTAATTCACTAAAGAACCAGTCGTTATAATGTTGGTTCTTGTGATATGCTAGTGTACATGGTTGACTAATAAATTCAAAAGCAACTGTACAATCATATTCACAATGTAATACGCCTGTACTGTCACCATCTAATACGCTTGAGGCTAAACTTTCACAATCACCGCGTACGTTGTCAACTTCTAATTCAAACCCCATAAATAGTGGGCTTTCACGTGCTAGTGAACGTGGGTAATAACCATCTTCATATTTATGATAGTCATAAATAACAGGGTCCATATCCTCCCAACAATAATCGCAATAATATTTACCATTTCTACAATGCATATGATAAGAACTACTGTAATAATTGCCGCATTCGTCACACTTATGGTAATCATAATCTTTAGTAACATATTCGTTGATATCATCTAAATAAACAGTATAATCTTCTGGTTGATAGTCTTCAGTATCTTCACAATAAATATAACCATTATTCTCTATAGTATCATTAGTTAAAAGGTCATTATCACAATAACCATAATCGCTAGTATCTTTATTGATATAGCAATCTTCTAAAGTAGAATATTCAATATTATAATCTTCTTTTAATTCTTCTAATTTCTCCATAGAAATAAATGAAAAAGCGTTGTTGTCATAATACTTTACTAAATTATCCATAATGTTTTACCTTAAGAAAAACATATGATATAATCATGTTGCTATTTGTCGCTCAAAACATATAGCACTAATATAAAGAGATTAATTCTAATATGTACATCTATATATAGATTGGTACGTTGTGGATTAATCTCTTTTCTTTTTTAGTACTATACATAGCAATATGTATATATACGTTTCTCTTTTCCTTTTGAGATTTTCACGTATTCAATTGTCAATGAACTATCAATATTCATTACATTAAATAATGAATACACTTGTATTATACATCATTAAGTGTAAAAGTCAATGCTTTATTTTCATTTATTAGTGTAAATGTTTCAATGTCTTTTAATCGTTCGTTTTTTAGACATGATCTTTTTAATACCCCCGCCCTACCCATTTTTTTGATGGTTTTACCAATACTGCTCAACCCCGCTACCACCGACGGCCTAATTTTAAGTCTATACATTAATTAATGTTGACACGCACCGAAAGCAATGATATACTATGCACAGGAGGTAGATATTATGAACTTGACAGAATGCTTAAAAAAATTAATTGCTGATAGCAATAGTTCTTATTCAAGACTTGCAGAAAGGTTAGGGTATGAGCGAGCATCAAGCATTGGAAATATTATGAATAGAAGCGACACAAAGGTCAGCATCCTAATCAACATATGCAACGAACTTGACTATGACATCATTATCAGACCACGAGGCGGTAATGACAGAGCAGAAAGAACAGTCGTACTAGATGAAGTGCCCGACAGAAAAGACAACAGAGGAAGATTCAAGCGATGAAATACGGCTACGCACGAGTGAGTACAGGAAAGCAGTCTCTCGACAGACAGATAGACAGCCTGCGCTCATACAATGTAGACTATATTTACAGTGATAAATACACGGGCACAAGAATCGACAGACCGAACTACTGCAAGTTGAAGGAAACGATAAAAAAAGGCGATGAACTATACATCCACGCACTCGACAGACTTGGAAGAAATAAACAGCTCATAAAGGACGAGATTAGATTTTTCCAGGAAAAGGGTGTTATAATAAGAATACTTAATATGCCTACAACCATGATTGAACTGGACGGACAGGAATGGATCATCGAGATGATAAACAACATAATCCTCGAGGTGCTTTCATCACTTGCTCAGCAGGAGCATGACATGATGGTGGAGAGAACCGTTGAAGGTCTCAAAGCTGCACGCAAGAGAGGAAAGAGCATCGGAAGACCAGCTGTCTCAATCGAAGAGGTAGATAACCTGGTCAGACAGGGTGTATCGATAACAGATGCCTGCAAGCAGTGCAATGTGAGCAGAGCGACGTATTATAAGCATAGAGCCTAGAGCCATGCACCACATATGGTGTAGGCTCTTTTTTTTGTGCAATAAAGGAGGAAATATGGCAATAGATAAGAAGAAAGTGAAACTGTACAAGAGTACTGACAGTCTTACTGCCAAGTATGACATTGTACTGAACTGCTACGCTACGAACGACAAAGATACGCTTCTGCATCTGAACAAGGACTTAAGACACAGACTGGCTGAAGCGAACAGCAACAGGAGCAAGGATATCGAGGAGCGATACAATATGTATCAGATGTATAAGAAGACATTCCTGTTTACGGCGCATTATTCGTTCGAGGACTACATGCTTTATCTCGAGATAAACAGACCTGTTAATGAGCAGTTCTACCGTCCTCGAATGAAGATACTGAAAACCGTAGTAAAAGATCTGCAGGACCTCCACGATGGAAATCTACAGGAACTGTTTATTTCGATGCCGCCACGAGTAGGCAAGACAACACTGATCATGTTCTTTCTTACATGGCTCATGGGAATCAATTCAGAAAAGACGAATCTGTACAGCAGTTTCTCTGACACAATCACGCATTCATTCTATGAAGGTATAAATGAAATCATCAATGACAATATGACCTATACATACAGTGAGATTTTCCCAGCATCTGTCATAGTGAATCAGAACTCTAGATTAAACACACTGGATTTAGAGCGAAAGAAGAGATATCCGACACTTACATGTCGTTCTATCTATGGAACACTGAATGGTTCGTGTGACTGTAACGGCGTGCTTATCGGTGATGACTTGATTGGCGGTATCGAAGAAGCACTCAATCCGGAACGTATGTACAAGACATGGAAACTAGTGGATAACAACCTCATCACACGTGCTAAACAGGGAAGCAAGGTATTGTGGATAGGTACTAGATGGTCGCTTGTTGACCCGGCCGGCCTAAGACAGGACCTTATATTGAATGATCCGAACTTCAAGTCAAGAAAGTATAAGATTGTGAATCTGCCAGCGCTCAATGAGAATGATGAATCCAATTTCGACTATGACTATGGTGTTGGATTCTCTACTGAATACTATCAGCAGAGAAGGGCGTCATTCGAGAGAAATGATGACATGGCATCCTGGTTCGCACAGTACCAGGGAGAGCCTGTAGAACGTGAAGGTGCATTGTTCAACGGCGGAGATATGAAGTTCTATAACGGAATACTGCCGAATGAGGAACCAATCAGAAGACTGACCGTAGTAGATACTGCCTGGGGCGGCGGTGACTACGTGAGTGCTCCGATAGCCTATCAGTATGCAGATGGAACGGTATATATACCAGACGTTGTGTTCAATAACGGCGATAAGAGAATAACTCAGCCGGAAGTGGCGAAGAAAATCGCTTCGTGGGGTGTACAGGACTGCGATGTTGAAAAGAATAATGGTGGTGAAGGCTACGCTGAAGATGTACAGAAGGAACTTGAACGGCTTGGTTACAAATGTGTCATAACATCACACAGTGCGCCGACAACAAAGGCGAAAGAGGTACGTATATTTCAGAATGCTCCCGATATTAGAGAGTTCTATTTCCTTGAGCCAGGCAAACGCTCGAAGGAGTATTCGATGTTCATGAACAACCTGTTCTCATTCAAGATACTCGGCAAGAACGAGCACGATGATGCACCCGACAGCTTGTCACAGTTGTGTGACAGACTATACGGAGGCTATGGAACAATAAAAGAAATATTCAAAAGACCGTGCTAAAAGGCGCCGTTTCTCTCTCTGCAAAATACAATGATATTAGGGATGCCTGCATTCATTTGCCTACCCCCTATGTCACCTACAAGGCATCCCTCATATCTATTCATTACAGGGAGGAAATCGATGAAAAAGAACATATATTGTCCTCTCTGCTTGAAGAGAGGAAAAAAGAAGATACTAGGCAGAGTAAGCGACGATACAAGCGGTACGCTTTATCTCTGGTGCAAGGTAGACAAGAAAGAAATAGAAATTCGTGTGGAAGGAGGCAACGCTGGTGATTAGCAGAGGCAGAAAGACAATCTATTCAAGTGAATCAGAAATCACAAGAGATAATATTCAGAAAGTAGTCACATATGCGATGCAGACGCACGAATTAAACCGTAAGGATATAAAGTACCTTATCGAGTACGAGAAGGGAAGACAGGACATCCTTGATAGAGAGAAGCCTGTAAGGCCCGAAATTAACGAGAAAATAGTAGAGAATCACGCATCACAGATTGTTAATTTCAAGACGGCTTTCGTGTTTGGCTCGCCAATCAGATATGTTCAGAAGGCTGAACAGGAATTAAAGAGCGAGACTACATCAGACGAGGATGATGGGTACATCGGTGAACTAAACAGCATGTGCTTTGACGAAAGAAAGCACACAAAGGACCAGGAACTAGCAAAGACATTTCTAACATGCGGTGTGGGATATAGAGGCGTTTTTCCTCAGAAGGATAAAACTGCTTATACACCTTTTAGAATTGTTAACCTGGACCCCATGAACACATTCATCATCTACAGTCCCGACATTTTTCATGATCCGCTTCTTGCAGTCACATACTGGCGTGATATGAACGATAAAGGGATTGTAGAAGAAACGCATTATACGGCCTACACGAATGACAGGGTGTTTCAGTTCACAGATACACATGTCGGCGAGGTTGAAGAAAGCGTAAATGGTATCGGAGCAATTCCTATTGTCGAATATCGACAGGATTATGACAAGATGGGCTGCTTTGAGAGAGCCATCGGACTGTTAAATGCAATCAACACATGCACAAGCGACAGACTGAATGGACTGGCACAGAATGTACAGTCATTCATTTGGTTCGATAACGTTGACATGAATAAAGAAGACTATGACGAACTTAGAGAGAACGGTGCATTATCCACAACAAGCAGAAACGGAACTACAGCGTCCGTAAAGACGATTGAGACATCACTTAATCAGAATGAAATTCAGAGTCTGAGTGATTACTTATATGCCCAGTTACTACAGATCTGCGCTATGCCTTCTAGGGAAGCACAGAGTGGTTCTACAACAGGGCAGTCATCTATGCTGAGTGGTGGATGGCAGGAAGCGGAAGAAGATGCTTATCGACTTGAAGAAATGTTTGACGAAGGGGAAAAGAAGTTCCTCGCTATCGTTAAAAACATTCTCGACCGAAGCAATACAGTTGTTAAGGAAGAAGTCAAACTAAGAGATATCGACATCAAGTTCTCTAGAAACAAGGTCACAAATATGCTTGTCAAGACACAGGGGCTTCTAAATATGAAGACATTCGGCATCCATCCAAGAGTTGCTATTCAGACTGCTGACTTATTCAGCGATCCTCAGCAGGTATATGTGGACAGCAGGGAGTACCTGGATAAAGCATATAACACAGAATTGAAAGCCGATATCAATGATGATGGAAAAGACTTACAGAACGATCCACAGGGTGATAACCCAGCAACAGTTACAGATGACCAGAATATACAGATGTCATTCGTAAATTCCGGTTAGCATATTTAGGTAAGTATATTTGAGTTAGAGAAAAACTTTAAAGAGCACATACATAGTTAGAGAAAAACTTTAAAAAGCACATATATAGTTAGAGAAAAACTTTAAAGAGCAAGGAGAATCAAAATGAACGTAAGAGAAATTTTAGGCGCTAGATTAACTGAAGACACAACAATCGAAGATTTAATCGAAATGCTAGAAGCAGATAATTCTACTGTATCAGTCAGAGAATATAACGCTATGAAAGATAAGAGTGATAAAAACGCAAAGGAAGCAGCCAATTATAGAAAGCAGCTCAATGCGAATAAATCACAGGAAGAGATTAATAAAGAAGAAACTCAGAGACAGTTGGATGAATTGGCCAGTCAAAATGCTGATCTCACAAAAAAACTATCAATCATGGAAAATGAGAAAAAATTCATATCTATGGGATATAACGAGGAGAGTGCGCACAAAGTGGCTAGTGCTTTAGCCGAGGGTGATATGAAATCATTTTTCAAGCAGCAGGAAATTTTTAATGCTGAATTAAACAAGAAATACAAAGCAGAGGCGTTAAACAATACAAAAACGCCAGGACAGGACGATAATCACGACGATATCATGACAAAAGAGAAGTTAAGCACAATGTCATTAAGAGAGCAGATTAAATTTGCTGAAGAAAATCCTAGTGAATATCAGTCAATTTACGGCAAAGGAGAATAAGATATATGGCAAACAAACCATATCCAAATTATGTACTGGAAAACAAATTTGCGGACCAGTATCAGTCATATCTAGATTTAATGCAGTTCTGTACTGTTGATAACTCATTAACAGGCGAACCTGGCATGAAGAAAAAAATCCGTACTTATGTAGCAACTGATGGTACGGAAACAGTAGCAAAAGGTGAAGGGAACACTAAGTCAATCACAGCCAGCTACACTGAAACAGAATACACAATCGAGACATTACAGAACAGATTCGATTGGTATGATGAAGATGAAATGGAAGATCCATTAGTAGTTGATAAAGGCTTAGAACACCAGGCGGTTGATATGTTCAACACTGCCAACAAAAAGGCTATTGCTGAGTTTGCGAAAGCCACTCAGAAGGTAGAAACTGCTAAGTTCGATTTCAACTGTTTCGTTGATGCGGTAGCATCTATCAAGGATTTAAGAATCAGCGAATCAACTGAAATCACAGGATTAGGCGTTTTCGCATTAGTTCATAAGGACGATGTTGCAGAACTTCGCAAGAACTTAGGAGAATTATTAAAGTATGTTGAAGCATATGCACGTAATGGTTACATCGGAACAGTTGCCGGTGTAAACATCTATACATCTGCATTAGCAACTAAAGGAGAATTCGCAGTCGCAACTGCACAGGCAGTTACTTATTTCCATAAGAAAGGTGCAGAAGCCGAATCTTCAACTAGAGGAAGCCGTTCAGCAGAAAACGCTAATAAGCGTGAAAACACAGTTTTCTTAAGAACATTCGGTATCTTCGCTTTAACTGACCAGAACTTCATTGTAAAGGTTGTTAAGAGTGCAACTAGTGGACTCGCTGCGGGGGATGAAATTCCTACAGTCTAGAAAGGGGTAGAGAATGAAAAAAGTAGAAGTGATCAAAGCGTTTTATGACGCAAAAAACAAAAAGACCCTACGTAAAGTAGGGGATGTGATTAAAGTTACAGAAATCAGAGCAATGGAACTCATCGAAAAAGAGTTCGCAAAAGAAGCGGAATAGTGTATATGAAAGGGGATGATAAACATGACACAGGAAGAAATACTAAGAATCAAATTAAAAGATGATGATGTTGATGACGATGATTTAGTGGTTCTTCTGCAAAGTGCCAAGTTAATCATTCTCTCAAATCGCTATCCTTATCATGATTTTCCTGTTGATGACAACGGAGAATATATTCTTGAGAATAGATACAAGGATCTGCAGATAAGAATTGCAGTGGAATTATTTGCAAAAGCCGGTGCAGAAGGAGAACTGACTCACACAGAAAATGCAGTAACACGACAATGGGCAAGCGCCGATGTTTCGCCTGCACTTTTAAGGGAAATTATTCCTAAAGCGAAGGTATTCTAAATGAGAAACTTCAAGAGAGATCAGTTCACAATCTACTATGCACTGTTCCAAAAGGATAGTGCCACGGATAAATACGGCAACAGAATAGGTGGCTATACTGAGCCGACAAAATTAAAAATTTCACTTTCTGCAGCAAAGGGCGATTCGAATTATAACGTATTCGGTAAAGATACTGATTATGACAGAGAGATGGTTACGACAGATACTAACTGCCCTATTGATGAATATTCTAGATTATGGATTGGCGCCGATACGTCAGAGACCCACAATTACGTAGTGACAAAAGTCGCAGTAAGCAAGAGGGAGAAGAGATATGCAATCAAGGAATATAAAGGTTAGGCTGAACGATGAAAGTATCAGTCAAGCCATCTCTAGTCTTAAGGAATACAAGAAAACACTGAAATATAAGCAGGCCGCTCTCATGAAAGAACTCGGTGAGCATGGCTTTGAAGTGATGGTCAGAGAGATTGATTCCTATCCAATGCCTTATTCTAAGGACGATTTAATTAATAGTGTGTCATATGAATGCACAGGTAAAACAGTCACTATTTACAATGCATCTGAACACGCTTTATTCGTAGAATTCGGAACCGGAATCGTTGGCTCACGTTCGCCGCATCCACATGATACCATCGGTTATCACTATGATGTCAATAATCACGGTGATGATGGGTGGTATTATCGTGATGAAGGAGAATGGCAGTGGACAAAAGGTATGCCATCTAGACCATTCGCTCATGGCACATACGAGACTTTGAGGGCAGAACTTATTGATATTGTGAAGAAGGTGTTTCAACAGTGATTGACAAAGAAGATGGATTATTTGCTGAAATTGCAAATGAACTTAGAAAACAGTTTCGTGATATCTATATTATCGGAAAACAATTATCTTCTGAACCACCTAGATTTCCGGCAGTATCTATCATTCAAGAGAACAACGTTGTAAACAAAAGATATAGTACATTTGACGAGATGGAAAATGTTGCTCATATTACGCAGTACATTGAAATCTATTCTAATGATAAAGAGCAGAAAGAAGAAATATGCAAATCGATATCGTTAGCAATTGATAATGTATTGAAAACTCATGGCTATTGCAGAATGCTTAACCAGCCGATGGTTAACGCTGATGATACTATAGCAAGAAGAATCATGAGATATAAGAAAGAAAATGAAACACAATATTAAGGAGGATAAATATGGGAGTAGCAATCAACACAGCTGGCGTAACTGTAGGATATGCCGTTGAAGCGACAGCAGGTACTAGACCAACTAGTGGGTACACTGTAATTCCGGACATCAAGTCCGTTCCGGAACTAAATCCAAGTCCCGAAACTTTAGAATCTACTGATCTAATGGAAACAGAGTACAAGACTTATATTGAAGGCTTAAAGGACTTAGGTGGAGCATTAGCATTCACAGCAAACCTAACAGAGGAACTTATTACAGTTTGGGATGCCTTAATTGGAAAGTACGAAGAAGCTGCAAAGACAGGCAAGTCTACATGGTTTGAAATCAAACATCCTAAGTTAGCAAAATCTGTTTACTTTAGTGGTCAGCCATCAAAGACAGGTTTACCAGCAATTGAAGTAAACAGTATCTTAGAAACTAACTTATATATCACACCTACAGGTGCACCTGAATGGGGAGCAAAAAGCACTGATAACGTATAAGTTAGAGGCGCTTTAATCGGCGCCTTTTTTTAATAATTTATAGAGGAGATAAGCAAGTATGGAAAAATCAAATAGCACAACAATCAAGTTTGCATACGAAGGCAAGAATTATGAATTAGGTTATACAAGAGAAATTGTCGGTAAGATGGTTGGAGAAGGCTTTGAAATTGAAAAAGCAGCTCAGAACCCACTTGATGCGATTTATGAATTATTCATTAATTCATTTGAAATGAATCATCAAGATACAGATATCGATACAAGAGAAAAGATTTTAAAGAATCTTGGCAATAAAGAGCATCTATTTGCAGTGCTTGTAGAAATGTTCTCTGAACCAATTGAATTCCTAGGAGAACCAGAAAAAAACGCAATCGAGTGGACAGTATAGAAGGCGAAAGTGATGCCGATGCGTCCACGAACGATTATAGGAAAGTAATGAATGAGTGGTTTCCCTATTATCTTGCGTTAGGGATGACCTATGAACAGTATTGGTGTAGTGACCCATATCTTACGGTTTATTATCAGAAAGCCAAGAAAATGAAGTTTGATTACGATAATCAGATGGCGTGGCTAAACGGAATGTATATATATGATGCCGTATCAGCTATCGTGTTCAATACATGGTGCCGTAAGGAAGGGGAACAGTGCAGAAATTATACTAATAAGCCTTATGAATTTGATGGGGCGAAGCAAGAAGAAGAATTAAAGAAAGAAGCAGAGGTCCAGGCAGAAGCGTGGATGCGAAACTTCGTTAATCTATATAAAGTTTAGAGCCAAACCGAGAGCCTTATTTCTTAAGGAAGGAGGTTTAAAACTATATGGCTGATATAGATAAATTATCGATAGTATTCGAAAGTGATGTTGATGGAGCAGTCAACGCAATAGATAAGTTGACAGGTGCACTTCAAAGATTAAATCAAGGTATTAAGATTGACGGCAATGTTGCAACTACCTTAAACTCTCTTTCAAGACTTGACAAAGTAGTCAATGGTTTAAACACCAAGAATGTTGATGCTTTTTCTAAAGGAATAAGAAATCTTGTTGAAGCATTAAAGCCTTTAGAAAAAATAGGCGATAGTGGTCTTGGCAAAACTTTGAACAGTTTATCAAATATATCTAAAACCATCAGCAAACTAGACCAAGCAGACTTAGGCAAGTTCAGCGGGCAGATGAATCAGATTTCAAGTGCCATGGCACCACTTGCACAGAACGGCAATCAGCTGTCTGATGTGTTTAGTAAAATGCCGAGTGCAGTAGCCTCTGCATCCAAGTCTCTAGATACCTATAATTCTAAATCTAGAGGTGCTAAGGTTCATACAGGTGGACTGTTTTCAGCAATCAGTTCTTTGGTAAGTGGAGCACGAAACGTAAAATCCACTTTCTTGGCGATAAGTTCTGCATTCAGTTTCTTTTATAATGAAAGTGCTGAATACATAGAACAGTTAAATCTGTTCAATGTTGCAATGGGCAGTGCATCACAAAGTGCCAGCGCATTTGCTCAAAAGGTCAGTGATGCTATGGGTATCGACCCAGGTAAGTGGATGGAATACCAGGGCACACTTAATATGATGATTGAAGGCTTTGGTGTGGCAAGTGACAAAGCACAGATAATGTCGCAGAACCTAACACAGTTATCATATGACTATAGTTCCTTAATGAACGTAGATGTAAGCACTGCTTTCGATAAAATACAGAGTGCCATGTCCGGACAGATTAAAGGATTGAAGGAATATGGTAACAACGTGTCTGTCGCAATGGTCAAACAGACAGGTCTTAAATATGGCTTACAAGGCAACGTAAGCACCTGGGATCAGAACACACAGGCAATCATGAGATACATCACTATCATGAATAATGCCAGCAAAGTAGATGTATTTAATGATATGGCACGAACAATCAATACGCCTAGTAATGCCGTGCGTATTTTGGCACAGCAGTTTAAGGTGCTTAGAAGAGCAATTGGTAATATTGCGAGCGTATTTGCTACGGCAGTAATTCCTTATATACAGGTAGCAGTTGAACTTCTGAACAAGTTTGCTAGTTTTGTGGCTGGCTTATTCGGATTTAAATTACCAACCATTGATTATAGCGGCTTAGAAAAAGGCTCTGGTGCTATGGATGATATGGCAGACAGTGCTAAGGACGCAGGCTCATCAGTGGGTGGAGCAACCAAGAAAGTAAAAGACCTAAAGAAAGAACTACAGACATTAGGATTTGATGAATTAAACATTCTCAACAGTCCAAAGAACGATTCCGACAGTGGCGGCTCTGGTGGTGGATCCGGTGGCGGCGGTATCGGTGGTGGTGCTGGTATCGGTGATATCGATTTGCCACAATATGATTTCTTGAAAGGCTTAAAGAAAGATACAGACGAAATAGAAAAGAGATTAAAGGAACTATTTAAGCCTGTTACTGATAGTTGGAACAAGTATGGCAAAGAAGTCATGGACAGCTTTAAGTTTGCTTTAAATGAATTATCTGAACTCACAAAGAGTATCGGCAGATCATTTGGAGAAGTATGGCAGAACGGCACAGGCAAGAAGACGGTAAGCGAGATTCTGCTAATCGTTAAGAACTTATGCGACTTCGTCGGATATCTAGCAAAGCGTTTCAGAGAAGCATGGGATGAAGCAGGACTAGGAACAAAGATCATTCAGAATTTATGGGATGCCGCAAATAATTTACTTCATTCCGTTGAAGACATTAGTGAGCAGTTGAGTAATTTTGCTTTCTACCTCGATTTCAAGCCAGCGTTAAAGAGTGCTTATAGTTTGTCAAAGGCTTTTAAAGAACTTTCAGACATTGTAGGAAAATATCTAAGTGATGCTTTTAAAAATGTATTGTTGCCATTGATGAAATGGGGAATTGAAAAGGGCGTTCCCCAAGTAGTCAGTGCATTAGCAGATGCTTTAAAGGGAGTCAGTGCTGCTCTTAAGAATTTAAGACCATTCATCACTTTCCTTGAAAAGTTAGGTATTGCCCTAGGAAAATTAGTAGGGAACACTATTTTGGTCGGTATCAGTGCATTAGGAAAAGCATTGAAGGCTATCGGTCAGTCAAAAACATTATTAGCAGCATTAACCACTACTGTAGCAACGCTTATCGCTTCTATGAAGTGGGGCAAGGTAATCAATGACTTGAACGATGTAAACAGTACCGTAAGCAAGTTGAAGGTAGTATTTGAACTTTTCAAAAGTGAAGGAATCTCTGCACTTGAACTTTTAGTACAAGATTTTGTTAAGTCGCATAAAGCACTCGATACATTAGTCACTGGCTTCAAAGGACTAAATGATGCCAACGGTATACTTAGTGGAGTTAGCACCGCCGTTACTGCGTTAGGTACTAAACTTGGTGTATTGACCGTGGCTGAAGGCGGAGCGACAACTGCAACAGGTTTATTAGGTGGTGCGTTTGCGTTCCTTGCGGCCAATCCATTAGTGGCTGTTGCTGGCGCTATAACTATCGCAGTCGCTGCATTAGCGATATTCACGAGCAGAGTTAAGGATAATTCTGATGCACAGGAAAGAGCGTTATCATCAGCCAAAAGACTTTCTGACGGCTTGAAGGAACAAGCGCAAGAATGGAAAAAAGCCAATGCAGAAGCAAAAAAGAATGCAGAAGCAGGTCAGCAAAATGCTCTTGTTGCACAGGACTACGCTAGTAGATTATATGGAATCGTAGATGCGAACGGCAAAATCACAGGCACTGTAAAACAGGCACAATTCTTTGTTGATCAACTTAACAATCAGTTAGGAACGAATATCGAAATTCATGACGGTGTTATTTCTAACTGGGATGAAGAAAAGCAAAAAATCAATGAAAACATTGAAGCACTTAAGCGAAAAGCTGTTATCGAAGCGTACAGTGAAAAATTCATTGAGGCAGAGAAGGAAAGAATCAAAGCCCAAGAACAGTTAACTGAAGCAACTAGTAAGTACAATAAATCAAAAGAAAGAGAAGAAGAACTTCTCGGAAAACTCAAAAAAGCGTGGGAGAGTGGGCAGGAGCCAAGTGCTTCTTTAACTAATGAATATCAAAAGCAGTTAGAAATAACCAAGAAGTACGGTGACGCTGTTGGCAGTGCTAAAGACAAAGTCACAAGTATCACTGATGGCTTAAACGAATACAACGCTGCAATACAGTCTGCTGATGGAACTGTTGAAAGTTCTACTGCATTTATTGTCGAACAATATGGAGTGTTAGCGAAAGATGGCACATATACATATAGTTCTTTAGCGAACGGTCTCAATGATCTTAACGCCAAGTGCGATGAAAACGGAAAAGTATGGCAGACCTTAAGTAAGACTGAACAGGAAGCAAGTAAACAAGCGAGAATTCAGTTGCTTAGCGACCTGGCTCAAAAAGCATTCAGTCAAGGCAAGACTTACGAGCAGATGCTTTCTACTGCAAAAGCAAAAGGTGCTGAATTAACACAGGCCGATAAGGCTGAGTTAAAGAAGCAGTATGACAACCTTAAGAAGCAGTCAGAAGATATAAAGGCAGTCAAAAATACTCAAAACAATACATTACTGGCTATGCTTGATAAGTATGGCATCGATAAGAATAGTAAAGATGCGAAGCGCTATCAGAAAGAATTGAAAGATGCGCAAAAGAATGGTACTGAGCAAGGTCAGCAGTATATTGATAAGTTAGCCAAAAAGATAAATGACGGAACACTGAAAGTCAGCAACGAAGCAAGCGAGGTTGGAAAGCAGAGCAAAGAGAAATTCGAATCTCACAAAGCAGATTTTAAAGTAGACACAAAATCAGCTGATAACATTCTTAGCCGATTCATGAGGTCGATTCCTTCTTTCAAAGACATGAAGTTGAATCTCAAAACTGATAAGAAGAAATTCAGAATCGGTGATTTCGGATTTGACATCGGTCTATTCGCTCGAGGTGGTTTTCCCGACACAGGTCAGATGTTCATCGCTCGAGAAGCCGGACCAGAATTAGTAGGTCGTATCGGGCGCAGAACTGCCGTTG